TTTTTTGTACTTCTGATACAATCCATACTAAATTCAATTTTAATACATCCATCTTTAATCATAACTTTACCTCCATTGTTTTATTCTAGCACTAAACTCTTTTTCATATTTATCCTCTTCCTCATCATCCAAAATTATAAATCTAGCATTTGGATAATAAGTTACAGTCTTACGTAATTCGGCATCTGGTGTTTCGTTTGGCACTAATACATAAGATTTACTCCAATCAATTTTAATATCGTGGAGTTTATCCGAATTAGATAAATCCTCCACGATAGCATTTATTTCTTCTAAACTATAATTACTTATATTGATATCAGATAAAAGCTCTATTTTTGCTCTTTGTTCTATCAGTATAAGTTCTTGTATTTCAAATTGTCTTCTAGCATAGACATAGCACACTACTACTGCAAATAATAATATACATATGTCAAATACGTTAATTCTGTACCCTTTCATTACGTTCCCCCATTATCTTAGTAAATATTTTATTTTCAAGATCAGCGGGATTGAATTCGTTTGCATCTCCTAATATTTCCTCTTTATTTACACCATAATGTTCACACATTTCTTCTGCATTTTCTCTTGTAAGTGGACCTACATATATCTTATGGTCTATACGTCCACTTCTTATAAGAGGTTCTGGAAGTAACTCTATATTATTTGTAGTGATGATTAATATAATGTTATTAGGACTTATATTACTGTCTAAGAATTGCATAAGCTTATCAACAGTACGTCCTTTTTGAGCTACTTGTCTAGACTTCTCTTTGTCATCTCCATCTCCGACTCCTAATATAGACTTATCTATATCTTCTATTACGCATAATGCAGGACAAGGTTTACCATTTTTATCTGTATTTCCAACACTGTCATCATTTATGCTACCAGCTATGACAGCAGGAGAATTTCCTTCCGATAATAATCCCTCTAAGAAGTATATAGTTTCTAAGTTAAGACTTTCTGCAACGTGTTTTACGATAGAAGTTTTACCAGTTCCTGGAGGTCCATATAAAAGTATAGCTGTTTTATATTTTCTTCCAAATTTCTCATAGATATCTTTATTATTTATAAAGTTATCTACAGCATCGTCTACTTTATCTACAAACTCACCAAATATCTTTTTATTAGTTCTTGGTTCTTTTGTAGTGAATTGGTTGAATACGGCTCCAGATAGCTTACTGACAAGTCTAATCATATCATCATCATCACGTTTAAGCTCAAAAGAAGCTTTAACTGACTCTACAAGTGCTGTCCTTCCTATACCATAGAAATCTACCCCAAGCATATTCTTAACTCCATCTCCACTAAAAGAATCTTTTATTTGGAAACTATAAACATATGCCCAGCAAAATCTTCTAACTCTGATTAAATAACTTCCCCACATAAGAGATTTATTAAACTCATTATATAGGTACATATTATTATTAGTTAAAAGCTTTCTACTACCTTCACTGTAGCAGTTATTTATCAACCATTCTTTAACTTTAGTTTCCATATATGCTCCAGATACAGATACGCCCATGATATATCTTCTCTTTACAAATACAAATAGTGCAAAAAACCAATTTCTTATAGTTGATAATAGATATGTAGCAACTCCAATAAGTGCCACATTATTCAGTGTAAATAATTCTCTAACGTTCATTCTCTTTCCTCCTATATATTAATCTTCTAAAACTATTGCGGAACCACCAATAATTCCGTTTAAATACATATTATTATATTCTCCATATACTATCTTATTATCTCCTATAGTTCTATGGTTATATTTGCTTATAGCGTCTATTATAAGCTGTTTATGTGTAAGATTTCTTAAAGCTGCACTTCCATGACGTAGTAATCTATCTGGTGTAAAATACTCTATTGTATTAACTCTATATTCGTTTGTAGAGACTTTCTTAATAATATATTCGTCAAAGCCTTTATTCTCAATACAGAAAGTACACAATTCTTTAAGCATTATTTCTATTATAGCACTACGTATTTTACCTGGAATTATATATCCATTATTAGTTATATACATTAAGAAATTTCCTACACTATGTTTACTAAATCCAAATCTCTTGAATGTCTGTAATGCAACTCTAAGAGCTCCGTCATCAATTTTTTCAATCATATGGTAATCTTTTTCTTTTGTAACATCTATAATCTTTCCTATTCTTGTTTGTAAATTTACAGTCCAATCATCAGGGAAGACATAATTGATTATATTATAATCTCTGATATTTCTACTATGTGTAAATCCTCTTTTAAATAATGCTATAGCTTTAAGCATTCCTACAAGCTCCATAGTTGCCAATTTAATCTTTTCTACATCTAATTTCTCTTTTACTGTAGCTTTCTCATCATAATCTATGTGGTTAAATCCAAAGCTTATATTAAGTCCTACATCCAGTTTAAATAATCTAGAAGCATTTCTTACATTAGAACTCAATAAATAGTTATATACTTTATCGTATACTTCCCAAGTGTCTGTTAACACTACTCCAGATTTCCATATATCATTTATAAATGTTATAAGTTCTGGTCCATATTTAACAGAAGTATTCTTACAAATATCTAAAGTAAGATTATTTATAAGTCCTGGTGTATCAAAATGATTTATAAAGAATACCCCTATTCCTAAAGCATTAAACGTACAAGTTCTATTTACATTATTATTAGTTATGATATGAGCAAATTGTGCAAGTGCTCCTCCTAAACTATGTCCTGTAAAATATATCTTAGCTTGTGCCATTTTAGCCTCTTTAAGTTTCCACTGTACATGACGTAGAAACCAATATGTATTAACCAGTTGAGGATTATATTTATTGAATAAGCAAATATCAATGTCTGTCAATTTATCTGCTATGTCGTCTGTTCCTCTGTAAACTATGATGATTTGCTCTGTTTCTTTATTTAAAAAAGCAGAAGCGTAAAAGCCATTTGACTTTTTATAATCTTCTAGATTCAATCCTATGTCGCTGACTCTTGATTTAATTAGTCCAGAACCAAATAAATCACTCATAAGTTTTAAGTCATTTGCAGCATAGAAAAGCTCCCACTTCTCAAATTCACTACCCCAGATAGGGACTTGGTAGTCCCCATCTTCAGAGTAGCATGCAAACAGACATCTAGTTTTGACATTGTTGTCCTCAGGTATTTTATTGAAAAATTCTTCATTGAATAACGCGTCCATCACGTTAGTCCCTTCTGGGATACGCATCCAGTTCAGGTATCCCATTTGAGCAAATCCTGCATATACTATGTCTTTTATGTCTTTTGCCATTATTATCTCTCCTTATTCCTTCATGTATTCTTTTAATTCTTCTAAAGCTTTTTCTACAGACGCTAGTCTGATATTCATTATTTTAATTATATTAATCATATTACTTTTATTAATGTCAATGTTATCAATAGATTCTTCTTCAATTTCTGCTTCTATTTCTGAAATGTATCCTTTATATTCATCAAGAGTTCCTTTAAATATGTGATTACCATTTATTCTTTTTAAATATTCCAATTTTTCTTCTGGGGTATTATATTCTGTAATATCGCTATATGAACGTGTTATATCCAATAAGTCATTTTCATATGACCCAGTAACCTCTATACTTCTACGATATCCAACTTTCTGTTCAGGGTCCCATAACACTATAACAGCAGACCCGTGTGTTATTATTTTACCATCATAAACAGATTTGTATGCAGCCACAATTAAATCTTCAGCTATCTCTCTAAAGCTATCTATACAGTATATAGTGTCATCATCCAACGTAAATGCTACATCATTTGTGTTTATAATATTAGCTTGATGATACTTAGAAATATAATTGTGCATAAAGTTTGTTAAAGTTCTTAATTGGTCTGGAGCGATTTCGCAATCAACTCCTAATTTAAATATAATGTGTCCTTTGTACATAAGCAATCCTCCTTAAAATTATTAAAAATTATTAATCATCCAAAACTTCATCTCTGTCATTTCTATCCCAAATGTCTAGAAAATCTTGTATATCTTGTTTTATCATTGACTCTTGTGGTAAATCAATGATAGCAACTTTAAGCCATTCCTTTCTTTTGAATAAACTACTATCATCAGATATATTATTAATCTCTTGTTTAATACCTGGTGTTAATAATGACTTATATAGTGTGTTACATGAACCAACTTTTGTATCATAGTCAAACAAAATACATTCTACAGATATGCTATAGTTAAATCCAACTGGTAATAATTCTTCTTCATGTTTAAATAATTCAGCGTATGTTTCAATGTATTTATTAAAATCATAAACACATTTTTCATATGCTTTATCCATATTATGAATATTAAACCATGTTTCATAAGCTCCATCATACGGATTTTCATTATTACCTCTTTGATTTCTTATATTTGCTGCATTCGCTACTATAAACTTATTTGTAACTAATTTGAATAGTCCTTTACTATATTCATCAACAGGTCCCATTTCATCACATACTTTTACTCTTAGATAAGCTCTTAACATATTTTATTCCCCCTTTAATATAGATTCTAAAGTTATACCCATGTTCATAAAATTATCACCAAGTGAAGCAACAGCTTCTTCTAAAGCTTCCAATCTATCTTCAACAGACATTTTAGAAATCTTTTCTTTGACTTCACTTCTAAGCTCTTTCAAATATCCATTTACTTCTTCATATATGTCCTCTGACAATCCACACATATTCTTTATAGTACCAAAGAAATGCTGTCTTTTAACATCATCAGAAGACTCATCTATTTCAGCTATAGTTTGGAGCAATTCGTGATTACTTCCTCTATTTTTAATTAGTCTTATGACTCCTTTCTTTTCGCAAGGATTATAATATACATGTGCAACTGCCACATTATTTATACATCCTGATAAGAACAGTCCTACAGATACGTTTTCCATACATCTTCTAATCATATCGTAATCACTGGCTGTTATTTTTGAGAAATCATTTTCGTGCATCTCTAATGCATGGTTTGAATACAGAACCTTTATCTTCAGTTCAGACTCTATATTATACTTTACAAACTCTCTTAATACATATATTACTGACCTATCTACATCTATGTCTGCCGTCGTGTCTAAATTAAATACAATCAAATTCATATTTTTTACCTCCTATTTATTTAACATTTTTTCTTCTAGCATTTCTACAGTTGCAATGAGCTTATTCATTTTTTCTAGGAATTCATTCATAGTTCTACATGTATGTTCATCTATCTCATTAGAAACTTCAACAGGCTTATCATCATTAGCAACTTCAGTTGGTGCTTCAAGATTTAGTTCTTTGCATAATTTATTAAATTCGTCTGTTAACATACTTTCTACAGTCCAATTACCAGGCACTAGATTATCTTTCAACATATGTTCTAAAACATTTATTTTGGATCTCAATGAGTCTGTTGATATTGTAGACATTTCGTCCTCATCCATATCTCCATCAAAATCCATTTTGTATGCAATCATTCCACCTTCATTACTTTCTGTATCCCAATGCAAAAATTCAACAGCAACTTCAACGTTATATGCAGTATATGACATTGCTTTTGTAAATTCTAGCATCAACGTCTTAACTTCTGGCCTAATAGATTTCCATGTTCTCATATCAAAACGCATTCTACTATTATCTACTTCAATAGTATTATCTGATTTATACTCAGTAGGTGCACTATATTTATCTTCTATGATTTTAATTAAATATAATTGAAATAAATCCTTTAACCCTTCTACATCATATTCATCATGCTTAATATTTGTTATTATATACGATTTCATTTTCTTTTCCTCCTTAAACTCCAAAAATATCACTATGTATAGCATCTATAACTCCAACGTCGTTAAAATTTTGTATTAAAACTCTGTCAACGCTAGACTCATTCAAAGTAATCAGGTCAGTATAAAACTTTTTCTCTATGTAATCATAACCTATATTTGTATATACTCCAGCATTAGTTATTGTATTCCACTTTATAATTTCTATACAGAATACGTATCCATCCTCTTCATACTCAGCTATAGATTTTTTTACAAGTTTAATAATCTTTCTAAATACACTATCCAAACCTAGTAACTCACCTCTAATTTCAGTCTCTGTAGTAAATTTAAAACATTTACTATTAGCTACTAGGTGTTTATTCTGTATTCTATGGCCATGTTTTAGTTCTATCTTAGATTTCACTAACTCCATTATCAGCGGAGTTGAGTTTTGTATATGCCTATTAAAGTTATTATAGGCGTCTATTACTACAAAATTTAAAATCATGAGCAATCCTCCTCCTTATTTAAAATCTCTAAATTGTGTAAAAAATCCCTCTAGCCAATCGTATGCATATAGGTATATGAAGAAAATCACTATATATGCAAATAATCTAAATATGCATTTTTTATAGTAGTTATCTTCTAAAGATAAACCTTTTTCTTCAAATGCTCTTGGTATAAATACAAACAGAGCAAACGCATATGCTATTCCGCACACTATTGCCAATACTTTTATCCACATATTCCCTCCTAGAATGTAGACTCTCTGTGAGCCAAGCACTTTCTTTTCATATCTATATCAGTACTTCCCATTAATACTAATTTAGATATTAAATCCACTACTTCAGTACTTTCTACTAGAATGCTGTTAATAAGCTTATATTGCATTCTATTAGAGTACATACCTAAAGCTAATGAATTTAGAGCAGATAGTCTAAGCTCATCAATCTCATTATAATATTCTACTACATTATACTTTGTAGTAGACATCTGCTCTTCTACTCTAATTAAGTCCATAACATCATCTTTAATGTTTCTTATTCTATTGACATGGTCTACTAATTCTATATCTCTGTCAACAGCCTCATTTTTTTGATGAACTCTTATAACGCTAAATAAACTTCCAATCCAATTTGTAAATCTTTTTAATAAACTCATTTTAATACCTCCATTTTAATAAAATTAAAATCAAATAAACCAAAAATTACAGACTCTTCAACCCTCCTTTTTTAAATGTTAACTAGCCACTTAGACAGTTCCATGCCTTAAACATTCGTCTTTGGGTTAATGGAATTATGTTTATCTAAGTGACTAGCTAATATATATAATTATCGACTATATAAAAAAATTAATATAATCTCAATATTTTACTATCAGAACTGTTATCTAAAATAGATAATACATAGTCTAATAGTGGGTTAGGGAAGAATGATGCTCCATTTTGTAATATAATTTCCCTTGCACCAGACGTTCTAGCAAAGTATACTTTATTATTATAAAGTAAATCTAGCTTACGTTCTACGTTACGTCCTATTGTATTAAATAATGGATAATAGAACTCTTCTGATTTGCTAGAACGGTCTCCTGCTTTATTTTCTGTTAATGTAGTGTCTACTTTTAAATATAGTCCACTTTTCTTAGATTTCTTTACATATGTAGTAAAGTCTGGGTCTACTCCTGGCTTATAGAAACCTATTATTACGTTAGGAACTACATCGTCTCTGTTAGCCAGTTCTAAGAACTCATTATTAGAGATAGTATCCATATCATTAATAGTGATAGTTGTAGGATAACTTAAATCATATCCATCTTGCCATGTTCCAATATAACCAGTACTATCTTTAGGAAGTTCTATACTAATTACAGTTTTGTAATTATCTAAGAAATTCTTTGCTGGTTGTATTATAGTAACTAGCGATGGTTGTACGTAATCTATACATCTGTATATATAATGAAGCGATACTGCTTCTACTAAAATATGCATTGTATTTCCTATTCTAGTTTTAGCCAACACAGTTAATCTAGAACTTGTAGGGTCTTGTTGATTAAATATATCTGATTGAAGTGCTATAGTTTTAGTAGCATATGGGTCATTATGAACTCTATCATCATTATTGATATCATCCATCCATTCTTCAACGATATCTACTCCATCGTCTGGTGTATTATCGTATCTTGTACTACGCATACTTCTGCTACTTGGACTAGATTTATATTCATTAACTAATGCTTTAGCAGCCTCTAATGCCGGTCCAGCATCTTTATTATTTACAGTCTTCATATATGTATTATATATACGTTTTCCTGTATTTTCAGCCTTTTCCTCAGTACTAAAATCAAACAGATGTTCAAATAAATATCTTCTAGATTCTGCTTCATTTGGGTAATAGTCTTTCATAAATGCATCTTGCGACGCAATGATTGGATGGCTATATGCAAGTTTATCAGATACTGTACCTATCCAGGACGTTATGTTCGCATAACGAGTTCTAGCTAAATCATTATTAATAAATCCATTTCTTACATCACTAGCAGAATATAAATATTTGAAGAAATTTATAAAATCATCTTCAGTAAATCCTTTAAATGAACCGCTGTATAAAGCATACATTAACACTACCGACATAAATCTTCTAGCATCAACTAAATCAGTTCTACCATATAACCAGAATGGATATAAAGTGTTATTATCCACAAAACTATTGCCAGTATACATACGCTTACTAAGTAATTCATGATACATTGTAGTAAATATACTATTTGACAATTCTGCACGTCTAACCCATCTTGTATTATTTGATGCTCTGTCTTCTACTTGCATAACACCTTTCTTTGATGGGTCTTTTGAGCTACTACGCGAGTCTACCATTATAGGTGTTGCAAATGTAGTTTCTGTTATGTACATTCCATATCTATGTTTATTTTGTAGAGTTATATTAAGTCTAGCATATACATCAGAACATCCTTTATAGTAATGTTCGTACATATTATTATTACTAACATTTGTATAAGTTCCACTAAACTTAGCATTTGGTTTTGGGGCAGTTATCACACTATCTGGATTAGGTTCTTTAGTGAAATAACTTCTATCAGTTGCTGGCTTAGTGTCATAGAAATTAACCATAGGTAGTATGTTATTTCCACCGTAAGTCGCAGCAACATTATCCCTAAGTTCAGAAACAGCTACTAATTTGTTCACAGAACCGTTAACTTTCACATTTTTAAATTTAATGTTACGTTGCAATCTTTTAACTGTGAATTCTTTATATGGAGTTGGTATCTTGTTCTCAGCTCTATAAAAATTATGGAAATGGTAATTTGGAGAAAACCAATTCGCATTATCCGGAACTATATCAAAATTCACATCTCTACTCCAAGTTCCTTGTGCATTACGTGTTTCATTTAAATTAGGTTGCACTCTCGTCATATCAACAGCTATTTGATATTTATAAGTCCCTTTTGACTTAAGCTTATCTTGGGTACATTCTATTTCAACATCAACATACATATATTTTCCATCCACATAATAAGTAGAATTATCCCAACTTCTACTAACTATAGCATTCATCATACCATTATAATTAAATACCATTTGTACTTGCTGTATTTGAGTTCCACTGAAACTCATATTTATACCACTTTTTTCGCTCCATTTATCCCAACTCTCCTTAGTGTAGTTTCTAAACTCAGGACTATAAACCCCTAAGCTAGTGTATGTTGATGGTACAATCTGTTCAAAACTTATATCTGAAACAGTACCTTTCTTTCTAATTCCTTCAACTGGTTTTGCGATTGGGTCATCTTGTCTTCTAAATGACGCAGCCACGGTTAAATTTATATCATTTACAGGTATTGGAGATATCTTTATTTTTACTAGACCTACACCTGTACCATACATTATTTCTTGTAAATACCTATTCATAGCCCTAGAATTTGTATATGTTTCTAATATCAAGTAACCTCCAGAACCATCTTTTTTATCATATAACACATTCGGTCTTGTTGCATCCGGGCTATTAGTTATAGTTAGCACACGACTAGGAGGTGTTATCATAGCATATATCTCTGGACTGACTGCTTCATTTTTATAAGAAACTAATAGTTCAGTAGTAGTGTATAAATCAGGTAATTTATCAATATCATTATATAACATTACATTCATATTTTCTATAGAACCACCAAAAATATAATTTTCATGATTTATTGGAAATAGAATGCTGTCGTTAATGCTACTCATTATTCTATCTGTGACAGTTCCATCAGTCGTAGCTGGTTGATGATTACACCAAAAACCTAATGGAGCTATAGTGAATTTTCTAGTTTTTAGCAAATTCGCTGCATTATTTTTATTTATTACGCATCCAAATTTATTCACTAATTTATTATCTAAGGCATTATCTGTAGCCATTGCGTTGGCACTATCATCTAGTATAACATTTGACATGTGCACAACTTGAAACTTAGGTTCGCAAAACATAGGTTCTGCTATTATATTAGAGCTATATGCATTCATATAGAATACTCCACCTGAACGGTCTCTATTGCTTTTACTATTAATTTTAGACTCGTAGTAACCTGATATAATACCTCTAAAATCACTAGAAGATGTCTTTATAGTTCTCATCTGATTTAAAGTATTAATCATATCATAACAATCACCATTAGCCTTAAAGTTCTCATTTGGTTCTAAACGAAATGTCAAACTAGACACTACTGAATCACCTTTTTTTAACCCAGGTGCATTTATTTTTAACGGACCATTCCCGTTATTAACCATATAAGTTCCATTAGGGTTAAAAAAATCCCCGTACATTTTATTACGGCTATCACTAGGTATGTGTGAATATTTAAATATTAATGATAATAATGTATTAACTGGATGTATACGACTTCTCTCAGATTGCCCACCACTACGTGTTCTAATAGTAGACGCTATTGTAAATATATTACATATATCATATGCATTATCCCTAGACAGTACAGGATCTAAAGGATCATTATCTAGTTTTATCTTCATACTTTTATACACTATATCATTCATACTCATAGTACCAGGTATCATTAAATCACCACCTGGACGTATTTCTTTTACCTTTATACCATTATATTTATATAGATTATAAGC